GGGTAAATCATATGCTATGTTGGCAGACCCTTTACGTTTTATGGGACACCCAGACTTCTCAGGATTGCTCCTACGTCACACTACGGAAGAGTTGAGAGAATTGATTTTCAAATCACAGGAAATGTACCCTAAGATTTGGAAAGGTATTAAGTGGTCAGAACGTAAAATGCAGTGGACTGCACCCTCTGGTGCTAGACTGTGGATGTCTTACCTAGATAGAGAAGATGACGTACTAAGATACCAAGGTCTTGCATTTAGCTGGATTGGCTTTGACGAACTTACTCAGTGGCCCACCCCATTCGCATGGAACTATATGAGGAGTCGTTTGAGGTCTACTGCAACCGATCTTCCCGTGTACATGAGGGCTACTACTAACCCCGGAGGTAGAGGTCATCATTGGGTTAAGAAAATGTTTATTGACCCTGCCCCACACGGTAAAGCATTTGATGCAACAGATATTGAAACAAGTGAAGTATTACGTTATCCTGCTGGACATGCCAAAGCTGGTAAGCCTCTATTCAAACGTAGGTTTATACCTGCCCGTCTTTCCGATAATCCTTACCTAGCAGAACAAGGTGACTACGAAGCAATGCTTCTGTCACTGCCAGAGCAACAACGTAGGCAGTTACTTGAAGGTGATTGGGATATTAAAGAAGGTGCAGCCTTCACAGAGTTTGACAGAAACATACACGTAGTTGAACCGTTTAATATACCTAGTAACTGGATAAAGTTTAGAGCATGTGACTATGGATACGGAAGTAAGTCTGGTGTAGTTTGGTTTGCTATATCTCCTAGTGAACAGTTAATAGTTTACAGAGAATTATATGTAAGTAAAGTTCTTGCTACTGATTTAGCAGATATGATCTTAGACTTAGAAACAGAAGACGGAACTATTAAGTACGGAGTTTTAGACTCGTCTTTGTGGCACAAACGTGGTGATACTGGCCCTAGTCTTGCTGAACAAATGATACAGAGAGGCTGTCGTTGGCGACCATCAGATAGATCAAAAGGCTCACGGGTATCTGGTAAAAACGAAATACACAGACGGTTACAGGTAGATGAGTACACAGAAGAACCAAGGTTAGTGTTTTTTGATAATTGTACTAATCTTATAGCACAGTTACCTGCACTACCAATAGATAAAAAGAATCCAGAAGACATTGATACTACCTCAGAAGACCACTTGTACGATGCTTTGCGATATGGTATAATGTCAAGACCACGTTTTAGTATATTTGATTTTGATACACAAGGCAGTTATTCAGGTGGTATGAGGGTAGCAGATGCTACATTTGGTTATTAAGGAAAAATAAATGGCAGAAGAAAACGAAGGTTTTATTGAGGATGATGCAATCGTCTTAGCTGACAGTGATGACTCAGGCGTAGAAGATGTGCAAACCTCTAACATAATTCCATTTATTATGGAAAAGTATAACCGTGCTGATGACTATCGCCAACAAGATGAAGAACGTTGGCTACGTGCCTATCGTAACTATCGTGGTCTGTATGGCCCTGATGTGCAGTTTACGGAAGCTGAAAAGTCACGAGTATTTATTAAAGTAACTAAAACTAAAACACTTGCCGCCTACGGTCAGATTGTAGATGTACTGTTTGCTGGACAAAAGTTTCCGTTGACAGTTGACCCCACAGAATTGCCTGATGGTGTTGTGTCAGATGTAAACTTTGATCCTAAAGAACCAGAGCAATTAAAACAATCTGGTTTAGATGAAGTTGTAAATCCGTATGGTTACAGAGATGATGGTAAGGACTTACCTGCAGGTTCTACAGCTAGAACGTTAGCTGAAAGCCTTGGCCCTCTAGGAGATAAACTAAAAGATATTGATGGTGTACGTGAGGGTGTAGGCAAAACTCCTACTGCAATTACATTTAGTCCAGCTATGATTGCTGCTAAAATGATGCAAAAGAAAATACATGATCAACTAGAAGAATCTAGTGCAAGTAAACATCTACGTAGTACTGCCTTTGAAATGGCTTTGTTTGGTACTGGCGTAATGAAAGGTCCATTTGCTGTAGATAAAGAATACCCTAGTTGGGGAGAGGATGGAGAATATTCCCCCAGTATAAAAACTATCCCACAAGTATCTCACGTATCGGTGTGGAACTTTTACCCTGATCCAGATGCAAATAATATGGATGAAGCACAGTTCGTTATTGAACGTCATAAGATGTCAAGAACACAATTACGTGGCTTAAAGAAACGTCCATACTTTAGGCCATCTGTAATTGATGATGCTGTCCAACTAGGTGAAAATTATAATAAAGAATATTGGGAAGATGATCTATCTGACTATGCACCAGAGCATGGTGTAGAACGTTATGAAGTTCTTGAGTATTGGGGTATGTGTGATACCGAAATGCTTATTGAGCAAGGAGTAGATATTCCTGATGAATTACAAGACGTAGATGAATTGCAAGCAAACATTTGGATTTGTAACGGTAAACTTCTGCGTATGGTACTTAATCCATTTAAACCTGCTCGTATTCCATATATGGCTGCACCCTATGAACTTAACCCATACTCATTCTTTGGGGTAGGTATTGCAGAAAATATGGATGATACCCAAACTCTTATGAATGGGTTTATGCGAATGGCAGTTGACAATGCTGTATTATCTGGTAATCTTTTAATTGAGGTAGATGAAACTAACTTAGTACCGGGCCAAGACTTGTCAGTATACCCCGGCAAAGTATTTAGGAGACAGGGTGGAGCACCGGGCCAAGCTATCTTTGGAACTAAGTTTCCTAACGTTGCTGCAGAAAACTTACAGCTATTTGATAAAGCACGAGTACTGGCAGATGAGTCTACAGGTTTCCCTTCCTTTGCACACGGACAGACAGGTGTTTCTGGTGTAGGCCGTACTGCTTCTGGTATTAGTATGCTTATGGGTGCTGCACAGGGTGGCATAAAGAACGTTATTAAGAATGTAGATGACTACTTACTACGCCCTCTTGGTGAGGGACTATTTAGATTTAATATGCAGTTTGACTTTGATCCCAACATCAAAGGAGACTTAGAAGTAAAGGCACGTGGTACAGAAAGCCTTATGGCTAACGAAGTACGCAGCCAACGTTTGATGCAGTTTATGCAAATATCTTCTAATCAAGCACTTGCACCTTTTGCAAAATTCCAGTATATTATCAGAGAGATTGCAAAGTCTCTTGACCTTGACCCTGACAAAGTAACTAACAATATGGATGAGGCAGCTATTCAAGCTGAACTTATGAAAGGCTTTCAACAACAGCAACCCCCTGAAGGACAAGCACCAGCAGGTGCAAACCCAGCAGACCCAACGGGTGCAGGTGGTGGCACTATAGGTACAGGACAAGTTCCAGTACCACAGGAACAAGGATTTAGTGGAAATGAACAAGGAGCATCTGGGCAAGCTCAAGGGGATGGTCAACAGCCAACGCCAGTGGGACCAGTTCAGTAAATATTTAGATACGTTAATAGCACAGCAGCATCGTGCTATGGAACAATCAGATAACAGTATTGCTATGTATAGAGCACAAGGTGCAGTATATCAATTACGTAGATTACAATTACTACGAGATGAGGTTTTAAAACATGGGTCTTCTTAGTTCTGGTATAAAGGCAGCACGTACAGCTAAACGTGCTGTGCCTGATGCTACAGATTATACTAAACCTAAAAAGAAAATAAACCCCCTAGTAAAACCAAGGGAGCAGATTTTTGAATCTCCTGATTTGATAGAAACACCAACAGATTATTTTGGTGATCCAGTTGGGCCTGAATTAGAAATAGTAGGAAAATTATATTCTCCTGTTTATTCTGCTATTGAAGAAATGCCTATAGGTAAACAAGGTACTAAAGGGGAAAACATTAGTGCATATCTTAATAAACGTGCTCCCAATGTAGAAAAGGCAGAGTTAGAATCGTTTGATCTTGAACTTGATCCTAATCGCCGTTATACTAAAGAAGAAGTTTTATCGTTAGCAAAAGAAAAAGGCACTACAGATTACACAATTGAAAAACATAAATACACAGAGTATGAAGACGAGCAAAGACAGGGTATAACAGACAAAGAAGTAGACTACGTAGAATTAACGGTGCAAGGTAAGCAGGAATATGCAGGTTCTGAGGACTATACACATCTAGGTGGAAAACAAAATATAGCCCATACACGTTCTTCTATTAGAAGTGAATTGCCTGAAGATGGACCACTGGCTCAAAAAATATCTGATCGTCCTCGTTATCTTTTAATTGAGGAAATGCAAAGTGATTTAGTTAAAAATCGAAATAACCCTGAACTAAAAGAAGAAGATTGGTATATTTCACGTGAATACGATATATATGTACCAACGGCTTTTGATGATTTTGTAGACAACATGGATATAGATTATGACATCCGTATAGATAGAAATGTTATTAGAACTATTCAAAACCATTACTATGAAATGTATAGCCCTGATAGAATAGAGGGAGTAGACGAACTAAAAAAAGTAAGAAAAGATGATAGTTTTAGAATAACTTTAATAAAAAAATTAAAAGAAGAACACAATATTGATGCACAAGGTAAAGATATAGATACAGTTTCTTTAGATGCTATTAGAAAATCTTCAGATACTTCACAGGGTGATGCTGATTGGAACTCTGGAGGCGAATATCAAATAGAACCAGATCAACAATTAGAAAATGAAGCAAAAGATTTATTTAGACAGATTGAAAATGCTGTAGGTTCGATATACGGCAAAGAAGCTACGCAAGCAGATGTTAAAAAATTACCTATTGCTACTAGAACTGAATATGTAAAAAAACTTCTTTTAGCAAATATTGCATATGCAAAACAAAACAACATTACTAAAATAGTTATTCCTAACTATAAAGAAATTGCAAAACAAAGAATAGACAATTTTGATATAGTTATTGCTGGCCTACAAGAAACAGACCCCTTAGTTATAAAATACAACAAAGCAGTTAAAGAGGGTACTGTAAACGAATTAGCACAAGAGTACTATGAAGGTGTGTTTAAAACTATATATAAAGACGCAGTAAAAAAAGCTATTAATCAATTAAACAATGAAACAAATAATGTCCTTAAAACTAAAACAAAGGAATTAACGTACCCCGATTTAACTGAACCTAATCGGGTTCGTAAATCAAATGCTTTAGAAATAGACATTACTGACTTTGAGTATGACCCAAAAACAGATGCTTTTAGATTTAATGAAGGTGGTGTGGTAGGCACAAAAACAAATAAGAAAACACAGGCAGGAAGAGATGTATACAAAACTTCTGAAGGTGAAATGGTATCTGAAAAATCTACTACCTTTAAATATAAAGGTCAATGGATAAACATTCCTAGTATACATGAGGGCAATAGATACGATGATGACACACTAATACTTATGCTAGAAGCAGGTCTTATTGAGCCTACTAGTGTACATAAAAGTAAAGAAGAGGCAGAGCAAGCTGCACGTAAACGCAGTGATAGTTTAAAATTTAACCAAGGTGGAACCCCAATGCTAGAAAAACAGATGGAACTTTTTGAAGATGGTGGCCTTAGAGATGAGGGCGGTGAAGTAGATGAAGTATCTGGGAATGAAGTTCCTATTGGTGGGACTAAGAAGGGTGTTCGTGACGATGTACCTGCTATGGTCAGTGAAGGTGAGTTTGTTTTTCCTGAAGATGTAACACGATACATTGGTTTAGATAAACTAATGCAAATGCGTCAAGAAGCTAAGATGGGTTTAAAACGTATGGATGCTATGGGTCAAATGGGCAATGGCGATGAAGCCACTATGCCTGATGATTTACCTTTTGATATGGCTGATCTTATTATTGTTGCTGGTGATACTGGTGAAGAACTAGAAATGCAAGAGGGTGGATTTGTAACACGCCCAACTACAGCCAGACGTACTGAGCAACAACCTACATATGCACAACCACCTGTAGAACGTCCACCTGAGTTCCGTAGTACACGTGCTTTAACACCTGCTATTGAACGTCCAGCACGTACTAGTATAGACTTTAGTAAAATTATGGGTGATGCAAATATAGAGTTTAAAGAATATCGTAATGAAGAAGGTACGTCTACTCTAGTTGCATTTATTGGTGGTAAACCTGTTTACCCAATTCCAGATGGTTATACTTTGTATACAGGAGAAGATGCGGCAGATAAAACAGAGGAAGCTGTGGTTAAAGCAAATGCTATAGTTCCCGAAAAAGATAAGTATGAAATGCCAGACTTCTTGAAACCAAAGCCACCAGAAGCTACAGATTGGGCTAACTTATCTACAGATAAATTAATTGATGAACTAGGTAGTGTTACAGGAACAGCTAGACTAATAACAAAAGGTGCTATGTTATTGATGGGGCCAGTTGGTATAGCAGGTAGCTTTATGATGAAAAACCAAGATAAAAATATTGTAGCTGCTATTGATGCTGCTCTTGCTAGAGGTGGTTTGTCTTCAGAGGATACAGCTACACTTACTGCTGCAAAAGAAGAATTAACTAAGTCTGGTATGCTAGACTTCCTTGATCCTATTATTGATGGGGTTGCTGGTGCATTAGGTTTATCCACAGAAAAAGTAGACAACTCTGTTAATACAGCCGTAGCTACAGGTGCTGTAGAAGAATCCCTTCGACCACGAGCACGCCCTGTTGCAGAAGAACCTGCTGTAGCTCAAGAAACAGACCCTTATGCTGGTGATATTGTTACAACAGATGTCCGTACACGTGATTCTCGTACTGGTGGTGGAGTTCCAGATACATATACTAGTGCACCTAAACCTGAAGAAACAGTAAGTCAAGCACAACAAAACTTTCTTGAGGGTGCATACAATGTAGCAAGTGCTGATCCCAATGCAGCATTTGAAAATGTTATAAAACGTCAACGTGCTACAGATTTAGAAAAAGCAAGAGCCGATATTCAAACATTACGATCTGGTGAAAATCTACCTGAAGGATACGGGGGTGGAGTTGGTAGTGAGGGGTATAATAAGGCTCTAAGAGATTTGTCAAACATATATGGTGCTGATACTGTACGTGAAGCAGAAAGCAACTTGCTACCTAATAGGTTTGCTCCTGTAGGGGGTGTGCCTAGTATATCTCAAGCAAGAATGCAAACAAAACCAGAAGAAGCCACACGTGATTTAAGTGGTATTCCTACTGCTATGGATACAAGGGGTAATATAGCTGCACGTCCTACACCACAAGTAGAAATAACACAACAACCTACACCTGTTACTGATGCGTATGTAGGTAGTTTAGATGCGGATACTCAACTAGCCCCTGTACAAATGGGTACAGATACTGGTAGACCTTCTTACGATCCTGCACCTGCTGACCCACGTGTACCACGAAGATTTGTTGGTGCTGATCCATTTAATATGGAAGATACATCAGATACATTAGCTGCATTTAATCTTAGTCCTGCACCACAAGAATCTGGTACATTTACAAAAGACGGTATTTCTATGTTACCTAGTGCAGATGAAAGTGATATAACAACTGAAGCATACATAGCAGGTGATAGGGCTGGAGTTTTATCACAAACTACACCTTATGGTGGTGTTTCACCAAACACACAAGGAACAGCAGGTAATAGGGCAGGAGTATCAACACAGCAACCACCTTCACTACAAGATCAAGCATTAAATTTATTAAGTCCAGAGGCTCAAGCCAGAGTACTAAATCAAGATACTAATGCCACAATTGCAAATGCAAAAAAAGTAATAAGTGATAGTAGTAATGTACCTGAACTTGCACCACCCGTGTCACAAACTGTTGAAACATCTTTACGGCCTAAAGCTAGACCTTCTGTTACTGATCAAGTCAAGGCTCTTGGTATTGACGTAGATAGTCCTTTCGCAACAGCTATGCCCCAACAACCAATATCTGGACCAAAACAATCTGAATTAGATGGTGGTAGAGCAACTATACAACCAATATCTGGACCAAAACAATCTGAATTAGATGGTGGTAGAGCAACTATATCAGACGCATCTGCATTACAAACAGGCCCAGCAGTGAGAGGAAGAAAACCCGATACACCTGAAACATTTAGTGAAGCATTTGCCCGTAATAGAAAAGAAGGTAAAAAAACATTTACACATAGAGGTAAAGAATATACAACAGAAACAAAAGAAGAAAAGGCAACTAAAAAAGAAGCAGCTAAACCCAAAAGAGATACAGGCTCAAAAAGTAATAGATTAGATCAATCTAATCCTAATTCAGAAATAAACTTTAATGAGCACCTTGCTGATTGGGAAAAAGAACAAGCTAAAAGTAATCCTGCACTAGCTCAACACTTTATAATTACTGCCAATAGACGAGAGAACGATAAAAAGAAAACAGGGAAAGACCCTGCCGATAAAGTATCTGCAAAGAAACACGATGAGTCTGGTGGACTTGGTGGATTTTTTAAAGGACTTTTCGGTGCACAGAAGGGTGGACTAGCAACCCGAAGATAATTGCTAGATATGCTGGCTACTCATCCCCCATCCAACATGGCTACGGTGGCCCCAGTTTAAGGAAATACAATGTCCGATACTATTATGGCTGAAGATGTACAGCCCGAAAAGAAAGTTGCATTTGCAAATCGTAAGTACAGCAATGAAGAACGAATTAAAAAAGATGAAGAAGAATTAGAACAACTTATTGCAGAACAAAAGGGTGAAGTTAAAGAGGAAGAGCCTCAAGAAGCTGAACCAACTAATGCAGAAGAGAAAAGTTTTAAGAAACGTTACGGTGATCTTCGTCGCCACATGCAAGAAAAAGAAAAAGTTTGGGAAGCAAATCAACTTGAGTTGCAAAAACAGCTTAAAGAAGTTACCCAAAAAGAGATTAAACTACCTAAGTCTGACGAAGACATTGAGGCTTGGGCTACACAGTATCCAGATGTAGCAGCTATTGTAGAAACCATTGCAATTAAAAAGGCACGTGAACAAGCTGCTGGATTAGAAGATCGTGTAAAAGAAATTGATGAGATGAAAGCAACTGCATCTCGTGAAAAAGCTGAAGTCGAGCTTATGAAAGCACACCCAGACTTTGGTGAAATTCGTGATAGTGATGCGTTCCACGAGTGGGCAGAAGAACAGCCTAAGTGGGTACAAGATGCACTATACGAGAATGACAGTGATGCTCGTTCTGCTTCTAGGGCAATTGACTTGTACAAAGCAGACATGAACATTAAGACAAAGAAACCTGCAAGCAATAAAGATGCTGCACGTTCTGTAAATAGTCGTAATAATAGAAGTCAACCTGATACTGACAATGACACAGCAGTATTTAAAGAAAGTGATGTAAACAAAATGTCACCTCAACAATACGAAAAAGCTGCCGATGCAATTATGGAAGCCATTCGTACAGGTAAATTTATTTACGATATGTCGGGTTCTGCCCGATAAAAGGTATTGACATATAATATATTTATGATATAACTATATGTACAATTTAATGGTGTGACCCCCTTATGGAATACTCGCACCATTAACTACTCTTAGCAAACAACAATAGCTTTCGGACAACCTAATGTCTTTTGGCCCATTTGATGGAAGGTAGGCCAACTTTCCTGATTATGCACCCTACTAGAATTAGCCTCTGTATAAGTAACTTGAAGGTTTGCATCTGTGTCTCAATGCTAAAGGAGAATTAAAATGGCATTTTCGACTGCGGCTGGTCATGGAAACCTACCTAATGGTAATTTCTCGCCAGTTATCTACAGCAAACAGGTGCAACTTGCATTCCGCAAAGCATCTGTTGCCGAGGCAATCACAAACTCTGACTATTTCGGAGAGATTGCAAACATGGGTGACTCAGTAAAAATCATCAAAGAACCTGAGATCACTGTAAAAGAATACGCACGTGGTACAACTATCACACCACAAGATTTGGATGATGAAGACTTTTCATTGACCATCGACAAAGCAAACTACTTTGCATTTAAAGTCGATGACATTGAGGAAGCCCACTCTCACGTAAACTTCCAAAGCCTTGCAAGTGATCGTGCTGCGTATCGTTTATCCGATCAGTTTGACCAAGACGTTCTTGGCTACCTGACAGGCTTTAAACAATCAGCAATCCACGGTACTCCAGATACTGTAAACTCAACCGTTAATGGTAGTGTTGCAGTTTCAACTGCTGGTACTGACGAACTGTTGTCTTCAATGAAAATTGATGCTGCAGACTTCGGTGGATCAGGTGGTGATGCACTTGCCCTTCAGCCTCGTACTGGTGGTGCAACTGACTCAACTCCTGCTGTTGGTGACACATTCCCATTGACTGTGATTGCACGTATGTCTCGTCTTCTTGACCAGCAAAACGTGGACTCACAAGGTCGTTGGCTTGTTGTTGATCCAGTATTCATGGAACTGCTGAAAGATGAGGACTCACGTTTGTTTAACGCAGACTTCGGTGGTTCTGGTCTTCAGAATGGTCAAATCGGAACTAAGATTCACGGTTTCTCTGTTTACACATCTAACAACCTTCCTGCCGTTGGTACTGGTCCTTCCTTTACTGGAACGAACTCTTCAACCAACTATGGCATGATTGTTGCTGGACATGATTCTGCTGTTGCAACTGCAGAGCAAATCAACAAAACAGAAACATACCGTGACCCAGATTCATTTGCCGACATTGTTCGGGGTATGCATCTATATGGTCGCAAGATTCTTCGTCCAGAAGCTCTTGTGAATGCTAAGTATCACTTGGCGTAAGGGGAGGAATAAACAATGGCTACTATTAGTACTCTTTTAAAACCTGCCCACGGTAGCAGTGCACGTGGACGTGCTCCATACTACGTAGATATGACTGTCGATCTTACTGCACAGGCTATTTCTAGTACGGCTGGAGATGTAGTTCAGTGTATTACCATTCCTGCAAATACTCGTGTATTGCACGCAGGATTTCAAGTTGTAAACTCTGCAACTATGAACACTGGTACGAATGCTACAGCAACATTGGGTGCAGCAGATGCTGACGAATTTGTTGCGGCGTTTGACATTGACGGTGCGGCTGACGGTGCTTATGCTCCTTCCGCAACACCTGCAGCAGACGTAACTCTTGCTTCTGCAGACACTTTGGACCTTACCTTTGCTGGTGACGGTGCAACATATTCTGCTGGTAAGATTCGTGTCTATGCTGTAATGATGGACGTTAGTGATCAGGGTGACGTATCTGCTGACGAAGTAGGTCGTGACGCACTTGCTTAATAAATGACTACCGAGGGGCTGCTTTAGGGTGGCCCCTTAGACACATTTAACTTGAAAGTATCTTATGGCATACACATATCTTGATCTTACAAACGAAGTTATTTCTCGTTTTAATGAAGTTACGTTGACCTCTTCAGGCTTTACTGCTGCAAGGGGCTTTCAAGTTCAATGTAAAAACGCAATTAACGATGCGATAGACTACATAAATACAAGTGAGTATTCATGGCCTTTTAATCACAATACAGAAAGTGATACTCTTGTTGCAGGTACTACACGTTATGCTATTGCTACTACTGCTAAACATGTAGACTACGATACCTTTAGATTAATTAAAGATGATTCATTAGGATGTGCTGGTGGTAGTCTTGATGAGTTAGACTATAAAGCATACTTAGATAATTATATTGCACAGGAAGATACTACAGGTGTAGGCAGTGTTCCTAGATATGTATTTAGAACACCAGACAATAAGTATGGTTTGTATCCTTATCCAGATAAAGCATACACATTAAAGTATGAGTTTTATGCTAACTCTACTTCACTGTCTGCTGCAACAGATGTACCTGCTATTCCAGAACAATATCGTTCTGTAATTGTCGATGGTGCTACAGCATACGGCTATCAGTATCGTGGTGAAACTAGTCAGTACCAATTAAACTTTCAACGGTTTGAAGCTGGTATAAAACACATGAGAAGTCTACTTGTTAATAGAACTATTTATGTTAGATCAACTGCCATTAATCGTTCACAAAAACCTGCAAGTAAATTTATATAAGGTAAAATATGCCAGATCAATCAGGTCTTAATCCGTTTGTGTTTCCGTTAGAGGGTGGTTTAGTTCTTGACCGTTCTACATTCTCTATGCAACCCGGCATGGCACTAGAGCTAGAAAACTTTGAGCCTGATGTTAGTGGTGGATATAGACGAATAAACGGATATACTAAGTGGAACACTAACATAGTACCACAAACTTCTGCCTCTACTGAACCAGTATTAATGTCTGCATATTTTGCAGGAAATAATAAAGTAATTGCTGCAAGAGGACAGAAAGTATTTGAGGCTGCTAGTGGTAGTGGTTCTTGGTCAGAAATAGATACAGGCAGAAGTAGTGCGATACGGTACACTTTTGATAGATATAACCTAAGTGGTACAGAGTTTATTGTATGGGCTGATGGTGCTAATCATGCAACAAAGTACGATGGTAGTACAGTAACTGATCTTAATGCTACTGGTGCTCCAAGCAACCCTAAGTTTGTAAAACATTTTAAGAATGCTCTTTTCTTTGCTGGTATGTCAGCTTCACAAGAAGAAATAGTATTTACTGCTCCGTATACCGATAACGATTTTACTGCAGCTAATGGTGCAGGTAGTATACGAGTAGATAGTAAAGTTACGGCACTGTTTCCCTTTCGTGATGAACTGTATATTTTTGCAGAAGAACGTATATATAAACTTGTAGGAAACACCGTTGCTGATTTTGTGTTGCAACCTGTTACACGAGACATTGGTTGTCTTAATGGACACACTGTACAAGAACTTGCAGGTGAGATTGTTTTCCTTGGTCGTGATGGTTTAAGAACGGTTGCTGGTACAGCTAAAATTAATGACGTTGAGTTAGGCACAATTAGTAAGCCAATACAAGAGTTGTTTGAAGGTGAGACAGACGTTGATGACTTTAATAGTTTAGTTATACCAGATAAAACACAATACCGTATTTTCTTTTCTAAACCAAATAGTACAACAGAAAACACAGCTACAGGTGTTATTGCTGTACGTAAAGCACAGGGTTATGAGTTTGCTAAATTAAAAGGTGTACAACCAGCATCTACAGACTCCGCCAGTGTACAGGGTACTACTTACGTTATTCATGGTGGATACGATGGGTATGTGTATCGCCAAGAACAGGGCAATAAATTTGATACACGAAATATTATAGGTCGTTATCGTAGCCCAGATATTACAGCAGGTGATGCAGGTATACGTAAGAACTTTCAACGTGTTATTATCAACTACTCACCTACAGGTACAGTAAACTCTGACTTATTTTTACGGTACGACTATGAAGACCCTAATGCCCCAAGACCAGCAGCTTATCCGTTTGACTCGACAAAAGTTGTAGCTATCTATGGAACATCACTATACAACACTGCTACTTATGGTGGTCAAACAAATCCACTTGTAAGGCAACCCGTAGAAGGTTCAGGTTTTGCAGTAGCACTTCGTGTTGTGGATAATGCAGAGTCATCCCCATACTCTCTCAAGGGTTTTCAGCTAGAATTTGACGCAGGAGCAAGACGTTAATGGCAGGTTATACAAGACAGTCTACATATACAGACGGTGATATTATTCAGGCAGCAGACTCGAATGACGAGTTTGATCAAGTTCTTGCTGCTTTTAATAATACCTCTGGACACAAACATGATGGTACAGCAGCAGAAGGACCAGTTATTGGTTTAATTGGTGATGCCAACTCTACTAGTCCTAAAAACAAAGTTGTTGTAGACGATGGAAATAATCAAGTAGAATTTAGTATTGATGTATCTGGTACATCTACTGAACAGTTTGTAGTTAAAGATGGTGTCATTGAGCCTACTACCGATAATGACATTGACCTTGGCTCAAGCAGTAAAGAGTTTAAAAATGCTTACTTTGATGGTACAGTAACTACAGATGCTCTTGTAGCTGACACTGCAGACATTAACGGTGGTACAGTAGATGGTGTAACTATCGGTGGAGCTAGTGCAGGAGACATTACTTTTGCTAACTTGTCAGATGGTACAATTACTGTAACAGCATTTGTTGATGAAGATAATATGTCTTCTAACTCTGCTACACTCCTTCCAACTCAACAATCTGTCAAAGCATATGTAGATGCCCAAGTAACTGCACAGGATTTAGACTTCCAAGCAGACTCAGGTGGTGCTCTTAACATTGACCTAGACAGTGAGACTTTATCACTTGCAGGTGGTACAGGCATTGACACATCAGGTTCTGGTAATGAAGTTACCTTTGCTATCGACAGTACTGTTGCAACTTTAACAGGGTCACAAGCTCTTACAAATAAAACCTTGACAAGCCCTGTGCTGAACGGTACAATAAGTGGAACATCCATTAAAGATGAAGATGATTTATCTTCTGATAGTGCTTCTCACCTAGCTACCCAACAATCCATTAAGGCTTACGTAGATGCTCAAGTAACTGCTCAAGACTTAGATTTCCAAGGTGACTCTGGTGGAGCATTGTCAATTGACTTAGATAGTGAAACACTAGATATTGCAGGTGGTACAGGTATTGATACTTCTGGCTCTAGTAATACTCTTACTGTAGCAATTGATAGTACTGTAGCAACACTGTCAGGTACACAAACACTAACTAATAAATCTATTAATGCCACACAACTTACAGGCACTGTAGCAAATGCACGACTAGACGCAGAACTACAAGCACTAGCTGGACTAACCTCTGCTGCTGATAAAGGTATTCAATTTACTGGTTCAGGTTCTGCAGGTACATACGATCTTACTGCTGCAGGTAAAGCACTGCTAGATGATGCAAATGCATCTGCACAGAGAACTACATTAGGACTAGGTACAGCAGCAGTTACAGATACAGGTATTAGTAACGGTAACGTAGCAGTCTTTACTAGTGGTGCAGCCGATAATGACTTCCTTCGTATTGATGGAACAGCTATTGAAGGTAGATCAGCATCAGAAGTATTAAGTGACATTGGTGGTCAAGCAGCATTAACATTTGGTATTTCTAACACAAATGCTGTAAAGATTGATAGTTCATCTGTAGCTGACGATGAGTATGCAAGGTTTACAGCCAATGGTCTTGAGAGTCGTTCTACTGCTGAAGTACTAAGTGATATTGGTGGACAGGCTTCACTTACATTTGGTATCTCAAATACAAATGCAGTTAAGATAGATAGCTCTTCAGTAGCAGATGATGAATACGCAAGGTTTACAGCTAACGGATTAGAAAGTAGATCAACCTCAGAAGTTCTTAGTGATATAGGAGCTACAACAGCAGCAGCCGCAGCAGATGAGGCAACAGCATTAGCAATTGCTCTAGGATAGGAAAAGGATATGGCAAACACATTTAAGGCGGTAACTAAAGCAGGTGTTACATCAGAAGATGTAATTTATACTGTTGCAAGTTCCACTACCAGTATTATACTAGGGCTTGTCCTTGGTAACACAACAGGAAGTCAAGTTACTGTAACTGTAACTCTTAGCTCAGACACAGCTAACAGGGCAGGTGCAAACAACGAAGCTAACCAAGACGTTGAGATTGTGACAAACGCAGCAGTGCCTGCAGGATCATCTCTTAGTGTACTTGATGGTAAAATTGTAATGGAGACTACAGATATACTTAAAGTCACAGCCAGTGGTGCTACTGACGTTATTGTGTCTATGATGGAGATTACTTAAATGGCAGGATATATTGGTTCAAAAATGTCGGCCACTTTAGTTGGTGGCGGTACATTTAATACTGATGTCACTTTTGAAGATAATGCGGATATTATTACCGCAAGTGCAGGTACATCAAACTTTCGTGCAGGTGTTAATGCAGGTAATTCTATTGCTAGTGGTGGCAACTACAATGTGCTTATAGGTGATGAAGCAGGTACTGCTTTGACTACAGGGGATGACAATGTAGCTATTGGTTTTGAGGCACTTAAAACTGAAGATGAACATGGCAGAAATGTAGCAGTAGGCTATCAATCTTTAAAAACTCTTAATGCAGGAGCTTTAGCTGTAACTACTACTGTTGGCTATAAAGCAGGTACATCTTTAACCACAGGTGTTCAGAACACACTTATAGGAGGTCTTTCTGGAGATGCTCTTACAGATGCAGATTATAACGTAGCTGTTGGGAACAATACTTTAACTACGGATACTAAAGGTAGTAAGTCTACAGCTATTGGTTATGAAGCTCTAACTGCTCAAAACTTTGCAAGCTCTACCGATAGCAACAATACGGCTGTCGGTTATCAAGCAGGTGCATCAATATCAACAGGTTTACGAAACACTCTCGTTGGTAGTCAAGCTGGAGATGTTCTTACTGATGCTGATGACAACATAGCTGTT